CGCGCCAAAGGAAAAGCGCGCAATGATGATAGCGGCTTTGTACGCCCTGCTAAACAATCCGTTTTTCTATCGGCTTAATAGTCTTAAATTAAAGGAACAATAAAAAATGAGTGAGTCTCAAATTATAATAAATGGAATTGTATTCCTACCGCATACATGGCCTTTATTAGCGGTCTTCGTTCTGGTGGTAGGTGGTTCTATTGCTTCAATCATAACGTGCGCCATATGGTCTGTATTAAAGCCTAAGCCGCAAGTCTACGCGGCTACTAGACTCAAATTAAAGTAGTCCTGCAATTTGAGTTTAGCAAAAGGCATTGTTTATCAGTGTCTTTGCACTAAACCCAAACCAACAAAAGAGAGTATTTGATTATGAATTACAAAGCATTAAAAGCGTTATCCGATTCGATAGCCAAAGCTATTGCATTAAAAGCCATTGCACCAGCCGAAGGCATAACGCTCTCACACCATATGCGTTTAAGCGGTCGTGGTGCGTATAGATACGTTTCTACTGGTGACCGTGCACTAATTGCTGATATCGCTAAAAGGGTACGCGTGGCGTGTTCAGGCGGTGGCGCATGAATGCTTATACGTTCAAACATGACCTAGACAATAGGCTATCGAATCGCCTAAGAATAAAGTCTGTTATATCGCTCTATGATTACACTGGAGTCGCGGCTATTCCGTGGGCTAAACGTGGCTATCAGGTCTACTGTTTTGACCTGCAACATGACAATTCTAGGATTGACTACTATCAGGACACGGGCGGTTCAATCCATTACATAAAAGCGGATTTGCATGATTACGATTACATATGCGCTATCGGGGAGTCTTTCGCTTTTGAGAATGTTCAGTTTGCAATGGCTTTTCCAGTTTGTACTGACCTAGCCGTTTCAGGTGCTGCCCACTTTGCAAACAAAGCAAAGATTGACCCAGAGTTTCAAGCCAAAGCCGCAAGATATGCGAGGTGGTGCGGTGAGTTATTCGCAGAAATGAAACTGCCCTATTATGTAGAAAATCCAGTTAGCCGCCTCGCTACACTTTGGCGCGCACCTGACCACCGTTTCCACCCTTTTCAGTTCGGTGGGTATATAGCCGCAAATGAGGCGGTTCACCCTTTGTACCCTGATTACATTGCACCTATGGACGCATACAGCAAACAAACGTGCTTATGGACGGGTGGCGACTTCACCATGCCTGAGATTGACGCAGTTGAATGCGATAGTTTCGGGTCTAGTACGCAGCATAGGAAACTAGGCGGCAAAAGCATGAAGACTAAAAATATTCGCAGTGCAACGCCACGCGGCTTTGCCGAAGCGATAGCAGTAGCAAACAGTAAATAAACCAAAACGGGAGTATTGAAAATGAGTCTATTACAAGCGCGTGAAGTGAATACTGGAGGTGGCTCTATGGTCACCATTATTGAGTCTAGTGAATGGAATTATATCCTAGTCACCAGTGACGAAGCGGTGGCTATTTATCAGTCCGAAGACGATTTCTGGGAAGGGGAACCAGCCCTAGAATCTACCTACATTAAATCATAACTGGAGAATTAAAATGCCAAATCGAACTGTACCACCGTTAACCAATTGGAACCTTTACCAAGCAAAGGAGGTTATTTGGGACGCATTGCACATGGCCCGTGAAGATATATTACCGCCTGATAGTAACGGGCCTAATGATGATTACTGGGAAAATGTCTGCACGGCTATGGCGTGGCTCCAAGAAGCCGCAGGGTGTGAGGAAATAATGGACGAAGACGAAGAAGAGGATGATGAATATAGAAAATACCAATTAGATTGGATGGAATCCAACACAAAGGACTAGGGCCAGACTTAAAGCACCTCATATACAGGGGTGCTTTTGGATTGACCTTAAATAACAAAGAGGGGGGGCTTACATGCGTGTATTAATAATGCTCTAATGCAGTTCTGAATTTAAATCAGTTTTTAATTAGGAGTCAATAAAATGACTATTTATGATAATGCAGGAAAATTACAGTGTCGCAAGATGGCGTGGATGAAATCACTGGATTGGCCTTGGTACACCACATTTATTGATAGGTGTGCAATCCTTATGCCGAAGTGGGCAGGTTGTATTATTTACGGATACACGCGCCTTGAATTTATTAACACAAAAATGAGTTCCTTCTTCCCAACTTTTGGGATAGACAACATAGAGAAAAGAATAAATGCGGAATTTTAAGCAGCGAGTATTTAGTATCACAATTAGTGACAGGTTTGAATTTGAGGCTTGTCTTAGCAGTTACTTATATATTAAAGTAGGCCAGTGGGACTACTTCTTTAAACTTGGAGGGCATAAGTCAATTGACTTTGACTAGGGCCGTAGGATGTAAAATGAAATTAACACAGAGTGAGGCATTAAAAGGATTAGCTTTGACTTTCGATAGCTTTGGGGAACTGAGTGACACGTTGACACTTCAGCAACTCAAGACCTTTTTACTGGTAGCTAGACGGGGTCGTGTGACAGGACAGGATGTTATCAAAGAATTAGGCATAAGTAAGGCCAATGCCAGCAGGACGCTTGCAATTCTTAGTGATGATGTAATGGTGCGTAGGAAATCAGAGACTATGGCTTTGATTACTTATGAAATTGACGTGTACGATAAGCGGTATCGCTATGCAGTGTTGACCAAAAAGGGTCAGGACTTGGCAAACTCAATCACGTCTAACTTTTAATCAGGAGGGATTATGGCTATATATAAAACAGCCACAGGCTGGTCGATTAAAATAATGAGGGACGGGTTCAGGTTCACTGACTTTGTGAAGGGTCTTGAGAACTATAGCGAGGCGCAGTCAATAGAACTGACCGCCCTTGCTGACATGTCTAGGGGTTTGCGACCAACAGGTGGCGCGCTTAAACATGGGACTACCTTGACCCTGCAATATGCGTTTGATGAAACTTGGGAACGGGTCTGGCAAACCTCAAGTTCAGGCTATCAGACCAAAGTCATTCAGTATTGGAATTCGATACGTGAATACTTTATAGACCAGCGCAAGATGGTCAGGCTAGATTCAATTGACACTAAAGCCATTGATGATTACATCAAGGTTCTACGTGCAAAGGGAAACAAGCCAAAGACCGTGAACAACAAGTTAAATTGTCTGAGTTCTATGCTGACCTTAATGACTGAACGGCAATTGTTAAAAGCTTTACCGGTCATGCATTGGGAGTCTGTTAAGAACAACTCCAGACCTCGCTACTTCTCACCTGAAGAAGAGATGCAAATCCTGGATTTGGCTGGTGACATGCACTTCCACGCTCAATGGATTAATGAGTTGTTGCAAGACTTTATTATTCTTTTAGCAGACACTGGGATGCGGCCTTGGTCTGAAGCTAAAGCTTTGGATACTCGGTGGATTGTCTCTAACTCAGTTGGTGTACGTGTCATTCGGATACCACAGGAAGTCACGAAGACTGACACTGAACGTGAGATACCTATAACTCCACGTTTGGCTATGGTCTTGGACAAACATTCACTCAGGCTAGGGACGGGTGGGGTAGTGTTTGAGAAGTTAGATTACAAATGGCATTGCGTAGAATTCTGGGACAATCTTGTTCGCCCAGTGATGCGGTGGGGTAAGAAGGAAGTCTGGTATTGTTTCAGACATACCTTTGCTACACGTCTATGTGAGTACCACGGTAATTTAAAGGTAGTCCAGAGTTTGATGGGGCATTCATGCATCACTCAGACAGCGCGCTATGCTAAGTCCACGGACAAAGCCATGAGCAACGCTATCCTAGAATTAGAAGTTGGGAGGTTGGCTGCACTAGAACACAGCAGGGCAGTACCAGTGTACAAAAGCGCAGACAAAAGTAGTCAAACGCAACCCCAAACGGGTGGGCCAAACGGCCTAACACACTGAATTCATTAGCATAAGTCGCTTAGACCTCGACCGAATAACGGTTCGAATCCTCTCGGGCGCGCCATTTTCTAGGGGAATCACTACCCTGGTTTAGGTAATGCTAATGTAATTCACACGTAGGCCGCACGGCTATCAACAGAGTGCGGCTTATATTTTAATCTAAGGTCTTGAATTTAAGACTAAATTAAATGAGAGGCATGGGCTGCAATTATTAGGACAAACGGAAACCAAACGGACACCCTTTAGGTGAGGACTAATCGTGTCTATTAGTATATTAGTAACGACTTAAAGAGCAAGTGTAGCACTATAGCCCAACGGGATATGAACTCCAAGGGATAGCTGCGCTTATAGAGTCTCAAAATTGAGACAGACTGAAATACAATGGAGAGTCAAATGACTTACTCAATGATATATAACTCCTATGACCAATTAGAAAAGATGTTCCCAGTACAGGAAAAGTTAGAACTAAGTTCACGCCAAAGTGGTATTAAGAAAGCTTTGGAAAACCATGCTAAACAGAAAGAGCAGGGTAATGAAAGTAGTAGTGACTATGGACACACGTTGATGGTTCATGGACTAGCTAGATTCGCAAACGGCATCCGTGATTATCTAAAAGAAGATGATGTTAAAGGAGGTCACGCAGCAGGGACACGTAAACTTTTAAAAGGTGGTGACCCAGAGGTAATCTCTTACCTGTTTATGAAAAGCATAATCAATAGCATAAGTAATAAGTCTATGACTTTGACCAACTCAGCAATGACTGCTGCTATGACCGTGCAAGATGAATTCATGCTTGAAGGTCTGCGTCTGCAAAACAAAGCACTAACGAAGAGACTGATTGACTCTGCGAATAAGCGTACTGGTTATCACAGAATGAAAACAATCACTAAAGCTATGACTGATGAAGCAGCCAAAGGTACTATAGAATCTTGGGAAGCTTGGCCTAAAAAGAAGACATTAAAAGTAGGAGAAAAATTAATCTCAATACTTATGGAAACTGTTGGTTTAGTCCAAATTGTTACTGAGTCCAGAGGTAAGAACAACACAATCAAAAGATTGATAGCAACCCAAGACACACTGGAATGGGTAGATAAAAGGATAGATAAATTAGGTCTAACCACACCTCAGTATAAACCCCTAGTTGTGCCACCTAGAGATTGGGACTATAGCAACCTAGAAAATGGTGTCTATTACACTTACTCTTGCAGACCTGTAAAGTTTGTTAAGACAAGTAATCGAAACTACTTTGAGGAACTACGCAACACGGACATTGATGTTGTCTTACATGCTGTTAACTCTATGCAGAAGACTGCATGGTCTATCAACCAGCCCATGCTTGATATGGTTACACAGTTATGGGAGTCAGGTGCAGAGTGGTGTCCATCTATACCTAATAAGTACAATGAAAACCCACCACCGATGATTGACTATGACGTGGCTACGATAGAGGAAAAGGCTGCTTATATTTCAGACTGTAACAGAGTCCGTGTGTCTAACCGTGAGCAAAAAGCAAAGCGCATAGCGTTCACGTCCTTGCTGGACTTGGCTGACGAGTACAAAGACTTTGATGCTTGGTATCTAGGATACAACCTTGACTTTAGGGGTCGTATATATTCAGTGTCTGGTGTACTCAATGGAATGGGTCCAGACGAAGTCAAATCTGTAATGCAGTTTAGCAAGGGCAAGAGACTAGGTGAGTCAGGCGCACGTTTTCTGGCAATTCACTTAGCTAACCTTGGTGACTTTGATAAGGTCAGTAAGAAAACAATGGATGAACGTGTCCAATGGTGTGCTGACAACGAAGCATTCATACGTGATGTTGCAGCTAACCCGTGGGAAAACCGTGGATGGTGCGAAGCAGACAAACCTTTGCAGTTTGTAGCATGTTGCATGGACTATGTGGGTTACCTAGATAATGGGGTTGACCACGTATCAAAAATAGTCACCTCACTTGATGGAAGTTGTTCAGGTTTGCAACATCTAAGCATGGCTATGCGCTGTTCTAGCACTGCTGCCAACGTCAACATACTACCTAGTGATACGCCTCAAGACGTGTATCAAATCGTAGCAGACAAAGTAGTTAAGGCTCTAGTGGCAGACTCACAGCAACCCCATGAGCATTGGGGGGAGCCTGTCTTAAATAACATGGGCAAACGAGTGCCAAATTATACAGAGTTAGCTTTGGAATGGCTCAAGTTTGGCTTTGGTAGGAAGGAGGCGAAGAGAAGCGTAATGACGTATAGCTATGGGTCAAAACAATACGGGTTCCGTGAACAAATCATTGAAGATGTGATGCGTCCATTGAAGCGGTCATGTCAGAAGACAGGCATGGACTTTCCTTTCTCCTATGATGATGGGTTCCGCGCTAGTTCTTATATCTCGCGCATTCTTTGGGACGCAGTAGTTGACTCGGTCAAAAGGCCAGCACGTCTTATGGATTGGCTAACTGCGAGTGCTAAACTGGTTGCTAAGACTAAGTACACGATGCCTGATGGTACGCTCCAGACCCTGCCTGTACGGTGGACTACGCCTCTAGGGTTCCCAGTGTTACAGTCATATTACAACGTCACTAAGCACCGCGTAAGGAGCCACATGGGAGGGGCATTAATCTATCTTACTCTGACCGAAGAGACTGACCAAATCTGTAGCCGCAAATCAGCGCAAGGTTGCTCACCCAATTTTGTTCACTCACTGGATGCAGCCCACCTTCAGCTATCGGTGGCTAGAATGGCTGAAAAAACTGGTGATGAAACTAGCTTTTCTCTTATACATGATTCTTTTGGCTGCCACGCTGCTGACCTACAAGAATTTAGTAATGTGATTAAGCACAGCATGGTTGAAATGTATGATAGCAGTGACATCATTCACACATTGTATCTACAATTCCAGGCGCAGCTAAAGCAGGAAGATAGGGAGTCTCTTGACCTACCACCAGCAAAGGGTGAGTTGGATTATCTTGACACACTACTAAGCATTTATTCTTTCTCCTAATGGTCTTGAATTTAAGACTGTCTTAGGTGTATCAGAGCAAGTGTAGCACTATAGCACGATGAAACCGAAAGCCCACATCCCGTGGGTTTTCTTATATCTGGAGACTTTATATGGACATGACGATTGAGCAAGCATTTGCTGCGGCTCTTATAGCCAATGGCGAACCTTTGCCTTTGGATTTGATAGTAAAGCTTGTGAACCAAGGCGTAATTCTAAATGATTTTATCGCTCTCCACACTTAACCAAGCGCAGATGCGCGACCTGACATATAGGAAATAATATGACCCAAAAAACTAACAAGCAACCACCCGTATTCTTATCACCCAAAGGCCGAACTGAATGGCTTAAATGTTTTAAAGCTGACACAAAATTTGATATTGATGGGGTTTTCGGTGGCAAGTTAATCATTGATAACAATGACGCTACTGACTTGATGAAAGAGTTAGACGTGTTGTTTGAAAAAGCAATTGATGCTGCGGTTGAAGAGACAGGGAAATCACGGGACAAGATTCGCACGACTGACCCTTACGAAGTCAACCAAGAAACAGGTGACGTGTCTCTAAAGTTTAAGTTGAAAGCGAAAGTTACCACCAAGAGTGGTGACGTGTTTAGTCAGAAGCCAATTGTGGTGGACGCTAAACGACAGCCTATCACTAAAGAGATTCCTTTGTGGAACGGCTCATTGGTACGAGTAGGTTACCAAGTAATCCCTTACTACACCTCACTCGCTGGTGCTGGACTTTCTCTACGCATGAAGTCCGTTCAGATTCTTGAAGCAATCGAAGGTGCTAACGAGGCGACTACTATTTTCTCTGAAGAGGAAGGTTATTCATTTGACCCTGATGCTGCGGTTGCAAACATGCAAGACGAGTCAGAGGAAGTAGGAGAATTTGCCGATGACATTCCGTTCTAAACAGGACGTTGGTTTGAAGTATGGTTTTCGTTCAGGACTAGAGGTAAGGATTGCCAAGGAGCTAAAAGCGCACGGCATTGCGTACACCTATGAAGAGGACAAGATTAAGTACACCAAGCCCAGCCGTGTCTCCACCTATACACCCGATTTCCGAATAGGAAATATCTTCATTGAAGGTAAGGGTAGGTTCATGGTGGCTGACAGGCAAAAGCATATTTTAATTAAAGAGCAACATCCTGATTTAGATATTAGGTTTGTGTTCTCAAATCCCAAACAGAAAATCTCCAAAAATTCTAACACGACTTACGCAATGTGGTGTGAGAAGCATGACTTTCTGTATTCAAAGGAGACTATACCAAAAGCATGGCTAATCGAAGCTCAACAGAGCTAATAGTAGTCCACTGCTCCGCAACCAAACCCTCAATGGACATAGGCCGTGACGAAATTGACGCATGGCATAGGCATAGAGGATTTTTTGAGGTGGGTTACCACTACATTATCCGCAGGGATGGTGTACTGGAAACTGGCAGACCTGAAGAAGTTGCTGGCGCACACGCTAGAGGTTTCAACCACAACAGCATTTCAATTTCACTCGTTGGTGGAGTGACTGAGGATGATGTAAAGGTCGCTGAAAATAATTTCACACCTGAACAGTTTGTGTCGTTGAACCAGTTAGTAAAAGGACTACAACATAAATTTCCTGAAGCAGAAGTGCTAGGTCATTGCGACCTGAAAGGTGTCACTAAAGAATGCCCATCGTTTGATGTGCGTCAGTGGTTATCTGAGCAAGTGTAGCACTATGGCACGACCAACCAAAAGGCCACATCCCCGTGGTCTTTTTCATTCTTATGAACTCAATAACTGAGAGGATTTACTATGACACAAATTCAAACTGTGTTAACCCACCTGACCAACAACCGTAAGATTACTTCTATTGAAGCGATAGGTTTGTATGGCATCACCCGTCTAGCTGCTGTTGTTTACACACTCAACAAGCGAGGCATATCAATCACGACCACCATGAAGACTGGTGTTAAAGCCCCTTATGCAGAGTACAGCTTGGAGAAATAACCATGCGTGAAATAGACGATAGCCCAATGACAGGGCGCGAACCATGCCCTGCGTGTGGCTCGTCTAACAACCTAGCCCGATACGCTTCGGGCAGGGCTTACTGTTTCGGAGCAGCCTGTGACCATATGGAATGGCCTGACTCTGATGTTCCAGCACCAACAAGGAAACCACGCATGGCTATTGATATGATTGATGGTGAAGTAAGAGCATTAAGAAACCGTGGCATCACGGAGGCTACTGCTAAACACTTCGGCTACAAAGTCGGTAGCTACCGTGGACAACCTGTTCACATCTGCCCACTGCATGACTTGGACGGTAAGTTAGTAGCTCAACAGCTACGGACTCAGGATAAAGAGTTCCCAATCCTGGGCGACTTCAGCAAGATGCCTATGTTCGGCAGTAAGATTTGGAACCAAGGTAAGAAGTTAGTAATCACAGAAGGCGCGCTCGATGCTATGGCATTAAGCCAAGTACAAGACAACAAATACCCTGTAATTTCTTTGCCCAACGGGGCTGGTGGGGCGGCTAAATGTATAGCTGCTAACCTACCTTACCTGAATAAATTCCAAGAAATTATACTGATGTTTGACGCAGACTCTGCTGGTGAAAAAGCTGCGTCTGAGTGCGCTCCATTGTTCCAAGCTGGTAAGTGTTCTATTGGTCACATCGTTGGGTTCAAAGATGCAAATGAAGCATTGCTTAATGGTGGCGCACGTCAGTTATTAGAAGCTGTGTGGAATGCAAAGGTCTATCGTCCTGATGGCATAGTATCTTTGTCTGACATACGTGAGGAACTAGACGCACCAGTTGAGTGGGGCTTACCTTGGTATCTTGAGAAACTTAACAAGGCTACCTATGGACGCAGGAAGGGTGAGTTATATGCAGTCGGTGCTGGTACTGGTGTAGGTAAGACAGACTTTCTTACTCAGCAAATCGTGCATGACATGTATGAACTTGAGCAGACTGTAGGCGTGTTCTTTCTTGAGCAGAAGCCTAAAGAGACTGCTGTACTACTAGCTGGTAAACGCGCTGGCAAGATGTTTCATGTACCTGATGGTGCTTGGACTGCTGAAGAACGTAAGATTGCTCTTGATGAAATCACAGCCCATGACCGCATTCGTTTATACGATAGCTTCGGGGTCTGCGAGTGGGACACTGTTAAGGCCAACATTGAGTACATGCATCACGCAGATGGAATAGAAATATTCTACATAGACCACCTCACTGCACTGGCTACTGGTCAGGGTACTGACGAGCGAGTCGAGCTTGAACGCATCACTGCTGCTATTGCTATGTTAGCTAAACGTCTGAACGTCATTATCACAATGGTCAGTCACCTTGCTACCCCAGAGGGTAAGCCTCACGAAGAGGGTGGTCGAGTAACGATACGCCACTTCAAAGGCTCCCGTGCCATTGGTTTCTGGTGTCACTTTATGTTTGGACTTGAGCGTAATCAGCAAGCTGAAGACCTTAATGAAAGACAGACCACTACATTCCGTATCTTAAAAGACAGGTACACGGGTCAGTCAACAGGCGTGACTATTCCTCTTAATTACAACCACGAAACTGGGAAGCTATTCCAAGCCAACCCTTTTGATGTTGCCCCTGCATTGGTAGGAGGTTACGACACACCTTTCTAGGAGAAACAACATGCGGTTAATAGTAGACATTGAAACCAATGGCTTTCTGGATGTGCTAGACACCATCCATTGTATTGTGGCCTATGATATTCACGCTAAGAAAACCTTTAGGTTTGGCCCTACTGAGATTGATAGAGGCGTGACTTTCTTAGAGCAAGCCAGTGAGTTAATTGCTCATAACGGAATTACTTTTGATGTCCCTGCTATTCAGAAACTATACCCAGACTTTAAGTGTCCCAAAGTAACAGACACCCTAGTTTGTTCTCGTCTTTTATGGTCTGACTTGGTGCGTATAGATTGGGCTGCTGAACCTATTAACCTACCTACCAAGCGTTACGGTTCCCATTCTTTAGAAGCGTGGGGCTACCGCCTTGGGGAATACAAAGGTGACTACGGTAAACAAGAGTCAGCATGGGATGTGTATACCGAAGAAATGATGGTCTACTGTGAACAGGATGTGAAAGTAACTAACCTCTTATTTAATAAGATAGCATCTGCACGTTACAGTCCAAAGGCTCTGAGACTTGAGCATACTGTTGCTGAGTTAATGTGGAAGATGGAACAAAATGGTTTTATCTTTGATGAAAAGAAAGCTGCCAGTTTGTACGTTGACCTAGCCGCACAGCGCGCTGAAATCTACCAAGACCTACACACTATATTCCCACCTTGGATTGTCAAGGCTGGAGTACAGACACCTAAACGCACTGTTAAGTATCGTGACCCACACAAAGCTGACAGACATGCAGGGGCAGAGTTCACTGTCATTAAGATAGTGGAATTTAATCCAGCATCACGCGACCACATTGCCAATAGACTAATGGTTAAATACGATTGGAAGCCTACTGTATTCACAGAAAACAAAAAGGCTAAGATTGACGAGACTGTCCTGTCAAAGCTTCAGTACCCAGAAGCCCAGCGCATAGCTAGGTACTTCATGTTGCAGAAGAGGATAGGTCAACTGTCTGAAGGTAACAATGGTTGGCTCAAGCTTGTTAAGAACGGCAAGCTTCATGGTCGTGTCAATCCCAATGGTGCTGTCACAGGACGAGCAACCCATCAAAATCCTAATCTGGGGCAAGTGCCCTCGTTAAGTTCTGAGTATGGTAAAGAGTGCCGTGATTTATTTACTGTACCTAAAGGATGGAAGCTCATGGGTGCTGACGCTTCTGGGCTAGAATTGAGGTGCTTGGCCCACTACATGCACAGGTATGACGATGGTGAATACGTTGACGTGGTGTTGAATGGAGACATTCATACTGTTAACCAGATTGCTGCTGGACTACCTAGCCGTGCAGATTCCAAACGATTCATCTACTCCTATTTATATGGTGGAGGTGACCAACTTGTTGGTGAGATTGTAGGAGGTGGAGCGACAGAAGGTAAAAAAATTAAGAAGGAATTCTTAGACAAGACCCCTGCTTTAAAGTCTTTACGTGAAGCTGTAGTGACTGCTGCTTCTGCTGGTTACATCGTAGCCTTAGATGGTAGGCGTATTGCTATACGGTCACCACACGCTGCGCTCAATTCACTTTTACAAAGTGCAGGGGCGTTAATTTGTAAGCAGTGGCTAGTGGAATTTGAAACTGCAATGTGGATGCAGGGATACACACACGGATGGAAAGGCGACTACTGCCTCTGTGCGTGGGTGCATGATGAAATCCAAGTCGCTGTACGTGAGGACATTGCTGAAAAAGTAGGGAACATTGCTGTTCAAACAATTCAGAAAGTAACTGAGGTGTTCAACCTCAAGTGTCCCCTTGATGGAGAATTTAATATTGGAAACTCATGGGCTGAAACTCACTGAGGTACTTAACCGTGCCTATCTAAAACCCTTTACGACACGTAGTGACTTTGCTCGGACTAACGCTGAGTGGGTTGCTGTGTGCGCGTGTCAGGGACTTATATCAACATGTACAGTAGGCACGGAAGAGTTCGGTAGACAGTGGCACATCACTGTCATGGGACTCATGCGCTTGCGTGAAGGAGAGAATGAAGATGGCTGAAGTAATGGTAATTGTTAACCGTGAATACCTAGAAAGGTTAGAGAAGGATGCACACTTTCTTGAATGCTTAGATGCTGTAGGCGTAGAAGCTTGGGATGGTATGGAAGAAGCCTTAGAAATGTACGAAGAGGAATGTGGACATGACAGAAATATTTAAAGACAGAGTCAAGTTAGGCATGTCGCCCAGTGCAGATGT